CGGCATCCAGCGAGTTCAATACAGCAACCGAGGAGGACAGTTAAATGGACGATCCGAATACAGCACTCGGACAATCGCCTGCCGGTACGGGCACGGCGGCTGTCGTGGAGAAACCCGCTGGCGACAACGGTGCCGCTGGCGCAACTGACACGGGCTGGTACGAAGCCCTGCCCGATGGTCTCCGTGCCGAGAAGTCGCTGGAGGCGTTCAAGGGCAAACCCATCAGCGCCGTCGTGGAGAGCTACGTCAACGCGCAGAAACTCGTCGGCGGGAGCTTGCGCGTCCCGACCGAGAAGGATACCCCGGAGGAGCGTGCCGCAAAAATCACCAAGATTCACGAAGCGAACGGTCGGCCCGTGTCCGTGGATAAGTACACGGTCAAGCCCCCGGCAGCGGCGGAGATGGGGATTCCGTGGAGCGATAAACTCCAGAAGCCCATTCTTGAGTTCGCGCATAAGCACGGGTTGAATAACGAGCAAGCGCAAGATGCGATCAATCTCGTGGCGGACTTGTACAAAGGCGAACTGCCTGATTACGCTGCTGACTTCGAGGCGTGCATGAAGGAACTCGAAAACGGAAGCGAAGGCAATCCTGGGTGGGGCTCGACGACGAAGCGGTTCCTCAGCGTGACGAATCGCACCGTGTCCACGATGTTCCCAGCGGAAGTCATGGATCAGATCAACCGCTCCGGCCTCGGTAACTCGCCCGCGTTCTTGCGGGGCATGTATCGCATCGGCAAGGAACTCATGGAGGACGGCGTGATCTTCCCCGAAGTCGCCGGGGCCGCGCCTGGAAGCGAACGTACGTCGGCGCAGGCTGAACTCGATAAGTTGATTGGCGATCCTAAGAGCGCATACTTCGACTCCAAGTTGCCCGATCACGACGCGGCGGTGGAGAAGGCGCTTCGTTTGCGACAGTTTTTAGCAGCGTAACTTTCCGAGAACCCCCCGCTGGGCCGGACTGGAACTGCGGCGTAAGGGCGACGAGACCGCCAAGGCTGGGCCGCTGACGCGAGAACCCACCGTGTTTTTGAAGTGGGAGTTCAAACTAACAAGGTAGGTTAACATGGCAGCTTACGATAGCGTCGAAATCGCTAGAGTTCTACAGTTCAAGGCGAACGTCGCGCACCTGTACCAAGCCAAGGGCAAGAAGCTCGATGGCCGCGTGCGCGAGGAATCCTTAACTGGCAAGGCGCATTTCTTTGAGCGCCTGGCGAAAGAAGCTGCGGTGGTGAAGGCATCTCGGCACGCGGATACCGTCGTGCTCGACCCGATCCACTCGCGGCGCATGGTCGTGCCGAAGGACTATGTGTGGTCCGCGCTTGCGGATCAGCAAGACAAGATTCGGCTCCTGATCGACATCAACTCCGAGTACGCCGTCGCCGCAGCCTATGCGTTGCAGCGGGCGTGGCTCCAGGCGGTTATTGACGCCTTTGATGCCGATGCCAAGGGTGGGGAAGATGGTTCCACGGCAGTCACCTTCGCGTCGGAAGCGGCGGGAGATAATGACTTTAGCGCCGCCGCCGTCACGACCCCGAACATCCTGACGGTGAAGAAGAATCTAGACATCAAGGATGTCCCGATGGACGGGCGGTACATTATCTGCCACCCGACTGTCATCACGCAGTTGCTCGCGGCCTCGACCGCGCCGATTGCCGCGTCCAGCGACTATAACAGCATCAAGGCGCTGGTCACAGGCGAGTTGAATACGTGGGTCGGATTCGAGTGGATCACGAGCACGCAGATGAACGAAGCGGTAGCGACGGAGCCGAAGAACTTCGCATGGCACAAGGACTCGATGGGCGTCGCCGTCAACAAGGACATTATGGCCCGCTTGTCAGAACGTGCGGACAAGGACTACGCGATTCAGAGCTATGCCTGCCTCACGATGGGTGCGACGCGCATCCAGGGTGAGGGCGTGGTTCGGTTCCAATCAGACAACGATAACTAGTCAACCAAAGGGGGGCGGTGGTCCCGCCCTCCTAGAAGGCCCACAAAAGCGGAAAGCTACGGGCAAAAGGATAAACGACAATGGCGAATACTAATTCAGCACAGATCACCGCGATGGACTCCAGTTCGGGGAAGGCTGCGGCCAACGAACTGAGCGGTCGTGTACGGGTCGCGTATTTTAGCGTCGCAGCGGTGCCCACGGGTGCCGGTGACACGATGACGCTGACCAAGCTGCCCAAAGGGGCAAAGGTACTCAGGGGTTCTTTTCAGTTCACCGTAGCCCAGGGTACGACAGCGACTATCGCTATTGGGATCGCTGGTACAACGGGCAAGTATCAAGTTGCGACGACCGCAAACGTGACCACGTCGCTTGACTTCGCGCTCGTCGCGGCTACGAACATGGGCAATGACACCACGGCAGAGGAAACCATTCTGGCGACCAACGCGGCAGCGGCATGGACGGCGGCTGCGTTCCGTGGGTACATGGTATATGTCGTAGACTAGGCGGAGAAGGCGCATGGGGGAACCGTGTTTCAACCTCAGATAGCTGATAAGGCTGGGCGCGGTTCCCTCTGTGCTCGGATCGACCAGATCACGAAGGACATGATGGAGTGTCGGCCTACAGGCGAGAAGCCGGATCACGATAAATTCAACCGGCTCACCGTCCTTCTAGGCGAGGCACGTCGAGACTTTCACCGGCTCTACGCCTATCGGCCTGGGCCATCACTTGTGGATGGAGAGATTCATGGATAAGGATTTTGCACAGTTGCTGGCCCTCTTGCATGATGCGATGGGCTACGCCGACAAGGTTCGGGTGACCGCGAGCGACATCTTCGAGAAGGCGAGCAAGCTCAAGGACAAGGCGGACGAGTACGATAATCTGTCCAAGTCCGTGAGCGAGAAGAAAGCGGAGTTGTCGGGCCTCGAATCGCAACATCGTGCGGCTGAGAAAGCCTACGCCGCGTTCAAGCAGCAGTACATGAAATAAGGGGCGGCCATGCCTCGTATCCCTGATGTCATCTCAGTCGAGGCAGAGTACACCGCTGCCCAGACGAACACCCTGTTCGTCGCCAACACGACGCCTGTCCGCCTGATTATCACGCAGGTCCAGGTGACGTGTGACAACGCAAACACCGTAGACGTGGGGTTTCGCATTGGCCTCGGCGCAGCCGCGACTCCGACGACAACGGGCGTGGTCTGTACGCACCCTGGCGTAGCGAAGGGCAGCGGCGTGAGTCGAGGAAATGGGCAGGGTATCCTCGCCTACGGTGCTCCTGGCGATCAACTGTTCGTAACGTGCGAAGTGCCCACCGGGGGGTCGATTCGGTTCCTCGTGAGCTACTACAAGGAGAATTAAGTCATGGCTCTATTTTCAGCGACAGCGGAGTCGGCAGCGGTTCCTGCCGTCATCAGCACGATCCTGGAGGTCAATCCCGTTGCGAACCGGCGTGCGGTCCTCACACAATGGTCGGTCGAGTTTACGGGCGTTTCAGCTACTGACGTTCCCGTGATCGTCCAGTTGTGTGAACTGACGGTGACATCAGCCGCAGGTACAGCGGTCACGCCCGCCGCGCTGCGGGACGGCGAAGTGGCTGTTTCGTCCACCGCCAAGAAGCTCCCCGCAACAGAGGGCACGGTTACGGTGCTGGAGACCCATATGGTGCCTCCCTCATCTGGTTTGGTCATCCAGTACCCACTCGGTCGTGAAGTCACGACGGATGGGGCTGCGGCCACGGCAAAGGGACTCAGCGTTCGGTGCAATCGTGGGGCTGGCGCTGCCATTAATGCCAGTGTCACGATGGAGTGGGAAGAATAAAGGAGGCTACGCATGAGTTTCCTGATCGAGTTGAAAGACCCGCACCGTACCTTGGAGTTATGGACAATCGGTGGCATGGCGTCTCCCTCGTTCACGTTTAGTGTGGCGCTCGACATCTACGGGTCTACGCGGGTCATTCGAGAGGACGAGCCCGTTGCTTAACGAGAACGTCATCAGCCAACGGGGCGAGAAGCTAGAGATTGTCTGCCCCACTTGCTTCCAGAGCCAGCGCAAGGGACTGCTGTGGCTCGGTGGAAAGGACTACCTAGAGTGTCCCGATTGCGGGGGGCCGAGCGGCAAGCATCCAGGGGTATTCCGCATGTGGGAGAAGTTGAAAGTACCGGGGAAGGCTGTGTACGTGTCCGGGTTCACGCACTCGTCCACTAAGCAGGTGGCAGTGCCTACGATGATTAAGGAGTAACGATGGCAACGTATTCACTGGCGAATTTGACCACGAACGTCACAGCGGCTAATGCTGCGTTAGAACTCCGCACGACTGCAACAGATCGGGTGCGCGTCGAGGAAGTCGGGCTCTCGCTCAACGCCGCTACTGCATCAACTTTTGGGATTGGGCGTCCTGCGGCTATCGGCATCACCCCGACCTCTCCGATTACCTGGCTCGCGCAAGACCCTGCATCGCCAGCGGGAACGGCGCAGACGGCACTCGCATGGGGCACCGGCCCGACCGTCCCTGCAAACTTCTTCCGGCGGTGGAACTTACCCGCGACAATTGGAGCGGGGTTCATCTTCTTCTTCGACAACCTCTGGATCGCGGTGTCCAGTTCTATCGTGCTCTGGAACATCGCCACAGGGAGCGCGGTCAATGTGCATGTGAAGGGGGACGAGTAGTGAATGGCGATCTATTCACTTGGGGGGCTGACCGGCGTAGTCGCAGCGGGGATTGAATATCGCTCTGCGTCTACGGATCGGGCGCGGGTCTTAGAACTCTCGTTCAATCTTGTGACCACAGCGGGTTCTGCATGGACGCCCGCTATCGGACGACCGGCAGCTATTGGAATCACCCCCACAGCGCCCATCACGTTCCTGGCTGAGAACCCTGGTGATCCGGACAGCACCGTCACCTCTGCGATTGCGTGGGGGACGGCTCCGACTGCACCGACGGGTTTTTTTCGGCTTGCTCGATATTTCGGCCAAACCAACTTGCTCTGGCGCTTTGACCAGGGACTTGTTATTGGTATCTCGTCGAGTCTCGTCGAGTGGGCGGCAGTCGGAACGAATATTGAGATGGAATCCTACTGCGTGGTGGATGAATGAACGGCTCCACGATCTATAGCAACCCCGTCGCACCGCAGGTTCTCGTCACGCGGACGTACCAGTTTACCCAGCGCGGTACGGGGGCAAATCCCCACATGGGCGAGCGGTACGGACGCATTGGCACGCCGATCTATGCGGCGGGGGCCCCTATGTCCGTCATTATGGAGCAGCCTGTAGCAGGTGGACCTCCGCCTCCAACGGTGTACCCGCGTGATCCTCTAGTGCGATTGCAGGCGGTGAACCGTGGAACACTCTAAATGGCCCGTGCTGGCACTACACGTCGCACCGTTCACACCGTCCTGGGAAAGCCAGTCGGTCGGCATGAGACTACAAAGCCACCGATTCGTCCAGTCTTGGTCGTGGCGGGGCGCCGCCGACCGCAACCGCGCACGTTGGCCCGGTTCATCCGGCCTGTCCGTCAAGCCGCTGCAGTCGTGGCTCGGCATGTCCGCGCCATTCTGGTCATCGGCCCCAAGTTACGACGACGGATTGGTAAACTCGCAAAGTTCATTCGGCCAAAGGGAGGACGGCGGCATGTTCGGGCGATCCTCGTTCGGTTGGTTCGGCGCATCCGACCTCCCCAGACGCTGGCACGACTGTTCGGGCCGGTCTTTCAAGCCGCTGCCGTCGTCGTTCGGTTCCCACGGCGTGTTCGCGCACTTCTGGCGAGGAAGGGTCCCCTCCCACGGGCTCTGGCTCGGTTTACAGCAGTTTTTGGGAAGCCGACCACAAAGCCCCCAATCCGTCCGCCACGAGTGGTGCGGTTCGCCTCTACTGATCGGATGCAGCGTCAGCGAGCCCATCCATCGTCATTGTTCACGAAAGTTGTGCGAACTTTTGACGGGATCGTGGCAGAAGTTAAAGCCTTTCTCGTTGGGGACGACATCGGTGGCCCCCCGTATATGATGGGAGAATGACGTGGCATCTGACGTTGAAATTGTGAATGGAGCGCTGACCAAACTGGGGCACGCGCCGATCTTGTCGCTACTCGACGATGGCGACTCCGCGAAGGCCGCGAACGCGATCTACACGATTGTCCGTGACGATCTCCAAGCGATGCACCCGTGGAACTTCAACACGCGATGGTCGGCGCTGGCGACGATCACAGGGGCTCCAACGAACCCAAACTACGGGGCGCAGTACGTCCTCCCGACGAACACGCTTAAGGTGTGGAGTCTTGGCGAGGACTTCAACTCGTGGCCGTGGTCGGTCGAAGGGACGACGCTGCTCACCGACCTCGATTCGCCCAAAGCCCAGAACAGCTATCGCGTGACCGACAGCGCGTTGTTTCCACCGTTCTTCGTCAACGTGTTTATGTATCGGCTCGCCGCAGAGTTGTGCGTGCCACTCACAGCGCGGCGTGGGAACGCGCAAGACCACTGGAAGTTGTACCACGACGCCTTGAATGAAGCCAAGACCTCGGACGGTCAGGAAGGCTCTGCGTTCGTGGACGACGACAACCCCTTACGGGACGTGCGCTTCTACGGCACGTCCGGTGTGAGTGTGAACAAGTGTCCGTAGGTCTCTTATGGGCGTAACCACACGATACCTCCAGAACGCGCTCAATGCTGGGGAACTCTCTCCGCGAGTCGGTGTGCGTGGCGATTGGGATCGTTACAAGGCAGGCGTCGACACGATGCGGAACTGGTTCCCGCTGCCGCACGGGGGCGCACAGACGCGCCCCGGCGGACGGTGGGTCGCGCAAACGAAGGATGCGGCGAAGGCGTACCTCATCCCGTTCGAGGTGTCTACGATCCAACCGTACATCATCGAAGCGGGGGATTTGTATTTTCGCTTCTTTAAGGACGGCGCACGGATCAACGACCTCACGGGCACGATTACGGGAGCCGCGAACAACGGGTCGGGGCTGATCCGTATCACTGATGTCGCGCACGGCCTGTCCACGAACGACTACGTGAAGATCACAGGCATCCTTGGCACAACGGAAGCGAACGGCGAATGGAAGATCACCGTCATTACGGCGGACACGTTTGACCTGCTCGCGTCCACCTTCACGAACGCCTACACGAGCGGCGGGACGTGGGCGCGTCCTTTCGTCTTGGTCACACCTTACCTGATCGCAGACCTCACGACGTTGAAATGGGCGCAGTCCGCTGACACGCTCTATCTCGCGCATAGTGCATATGCGCCTCGCAAGCTGACCCGTACCAGTGATACGTCATGGACGCTGACGACGATCACGTTCCTGGACGGGCCATACATGGACCAGAACACGACGACGACGACGTTACGAGTCAGTCTGAATACGGTCGGGACGGGCCGTACCATGACAGCCAGCGCTGCCCTGTTCAACACGAACCACGTCGGTTCCCTGTGGCGGATCAAGGGCTCAACCGTGTGGGGGTACGTCAAAGTCACCGCGTTTACGAGTCCCACGGTCGTCACGGTCGAGATCATCTTAGCCCTCGACTTTCCAACACCAGATGTCTCGACGACGACGGTATGGCGCGAAGGTTCGTGGTCCACGCACCGAGGCTT